CGGTGGAACATTTTAATAATTAATTTAGGAGATTACTTGTGGCAACAATTATAAAACTTAAAAGGTCTACAACAGCTTCTGGCATACCAACTACAAGTGATTTAGTAGATGGTGAAGTTGCTGTTAATATAACCGATAAAAAACTCTATGTACGTAATGGTGCAAGTATAATTGAAGTTGCTAATAATACTACAGCAGGATCAACCGACTTAACAAATGTAGGAACAAATATTATAGGTGACACGGATAACACTTATGATATTGGTTCTTTAACTTCGACATTTAGAGATATATTTGTTGGAAGATCAATTAAAAGTAGAGTAAACATTTTTACATCATCTACAGGTTTAGGTTCAGCAGATGCTGAATTTGCTTTTAAAGTAAATACAGTAAGACCTGTTTTTGACGAGGTTTACACAGCAGTTTCAGGAACAGATACCAAGGCAATTGCGATAACAAATTTTGATGATAATAACCCAGCATACACATTTTAGGAGATAGTATGGCAGATAAAACACCTATTAGACTAGTATTTGACGGAGGAACTCCTACAGGTATAGCAGAATATCAATCAGGCGATACAATACCACATACTTCTGGTGGTACAGGATTATCGTCCTTAGGTACAGCTGGACAGGTTTTAGTGGTAAATTCTGGAACAAGTGCTTTAGAATATCAAACCTTAAATCAGATAATTACTTTAGCTGCTGACAGTGGATCAAATGATACTTACACAACTGGAGAAACTTTAACATTTTCAGGTTTAACAGGTATTACAACTACAGTTGCTGATAATGAAATTTCAATAGATTTAGATGATACTGCTGTTACACCTGGTAGTTTTGGTTCAACAACAACCATACCTACTTTTACAGTCGATCAACAAGGTCGTTTAACAGCTGCTAGTGAAGTTAATGTTGCTACAAATTTAACTATTAGAGATAGTTCATCTACTACAGATACAGTTTCACTATTAACAGATACACTTACAATTGCTGGCACTTCAAATGAAATAGAAACTGCTGTAACAAATAATACAGTTACAATAGGATTACCAGATGATGTTACAGTAGGTAATGATTTAACAGTAACAGGAAATCTAACTGTAAACGGATCAACTACAACAGTTTCATCAACTAACACAACAGTATCAGATCAATTATTTGAATTAGGAAATGGACGTACAGGTTCAGCCACAGGCGATGCTGGTATTATTATTGAAAGAGGTGATGATAACAATATTTTCTTAGGATATGATGAATCTGCAGATGAAGTTGTATTTGGATCAGGAACATTTACAGGTGATACAACAGGTAATTTAACAATAACAGATTCTAATATTAGAGCGGCAGATATTAATGCAACTGGAGATTTAACAGTTACCGGCGCAACAGCATTAAATGGTAATATGACACTTGGAAATGCTACAACTGATACAATTACTGTAACAGGTAGATTTGCAACAGCATTAGTACCTGATACAAATATCGCATACGACTTAGGAACTACTTCATTAAGATGGAGAGATTTGTTTTTATCAGGTAATACGATAGATATAGGTGGCGCTACAATATCTGGTGACGGAACAGGCGCTATTCAAATATCTGCAACAGGTGCCACACTACCAGCAGGTTCAAAAATTGGTAATGATAATCTTGCTGTTACAGATGATAGTGGTGCTATTACTAGACTTGTATCATTTTTTAGTGCTGCTGTAGGATTAGGTACGGCCAAAGCAACTTTCAAGTTTTCAGGTAGTACAACATCAACGGTATTTACGAAATCTCAAACATTTACTCTAGCAAACGGTAGCACTCAGGCTGTAGTAAGTTTATTTCAGTTTTAGAACAAAAATATTATAAATATAATTAGGAGAAAAAATTTATGGCAATTAAAACACCAATACGAACAGTCTTTGATGGAGATGGAAACGCCACAGGTCTAGCAGAATACCAATCAGGTGAATTTGTAGGTCTTACTCATGGTGGCTTGGGAGCTTCGTTATCAATTGGAACAACAGGTCAAGTTCTAAAAGTTAGTTCAGGTGGAGCTTTAGAATTTGGTAGTGTTGAAGCCATTGTAAATATAGATGGCGCTACTGATTTAACAGCAAGTACGTTAGTAACTACTGATCAACTTTTAGCCTCAGACGGTGGATCAGAGGGAAGAATTACTTTAGCTCAAGTAGATACATTATTCACAAGTACAACACAAACACTTACAAACAAAACTCTAACTAGTCCTAAGATTAATGAAGATGTGGTAGTCACAGCGACAGCTACAGAATTGAATTATGTAGATGGAGTAACAAGTGCTATTCAAACACAATTAGACACAAAAGCTACATCATCATTCGCTATTGCTCAAGCCGTTGCACTTGGTTAAGACCCTACTGTTGTTATAAATAGTAAGTAAATAAAGGAATCATGGCAACACCGTCAAGCAGAGAAAATTTAAAACAATACGCTCTAAGAGCATTGGGAAAACCGGTCATAGAAATCAACGCTGATGATGACCAGTTGGAAGATAGACTTGATGAAGCGCTTCAATATTTTTCACAATATCACTATGATGGTATTCGTAGAACGTACTTAAAGTATCAATACACACAAGATGACTACGATAGAATAACCGCCAACACCTCAGAATCAATTACTAAAAATTCAGTTACTACTGCTTGGCAAGAAGGTAATGGATTTATAGTAGTTCCTGAAAGTATTATTTCAGTAATTAACATTTTTCCATATTCTAGTAAAGGTAGTCAAAATCTATTTGACGTAAGATACCAATTAAGATTAAATGACCTATATGATTTTTCTTCAACATCTGTTGTTCACTATGATACGGTAATGAGGCATTTAGATTTTTTAGATCATATTCTAGTAGGAGAAAAACCTTTAAGATTTAATCAACACGATAACAGACTATACATTGACCAAGATTGGAAGAATGATTTGGTGGTTGGTGAGTTTCTTGTTATTGAAGCATATCGTAAATTAGATCCAGATGTATATACAGATGTCTATAATGATATGATACTAAAAAGATATGTGACTGCTTTGTTTAAAAAACAATGGGGAGCAAACTTATCAAAATTCAATGGCGTAACCATGATTGGTGGAGTATCATTAAATGGTCAACAGATATTTTCAGAAGCACTACAAGACATTGAAAAGATAGAAACAGAAATTAGAAACTCATTTGAGATGTCACAACCACTTATGATAGGATAATGTCATGGCAACAAATCATTATTTTCAAAATGGGAACGGCATTGGCAATACAAATGAGAAAAGATTACACGAGGACCTAATCATTGAAGGCCTACAAATATACGGTCATGATTGTTACTATCTTCCAAGAACATTAGTTAATCGAGATTTAATTTTAGGAGAGGACACTCTTTCTAAATTTGATGATTCATATTTACTTGAAATGTATATGGAAACAACTGAAGGTTTCGCTGGTGAACAAGAGATTGTTAGTAAGTTTGGTTTAGAGATCAGAGAAGATACAACCTTTATGTTATCTAAAAGAAGATGGCAAGATCAAGTCGATTCAGTACATACTTTAATTAAAGATGGCCGACCAAATGAAGGAGATATTATATATTTTCCTTTAATGAATAGTTTTTTTGAAATACAATTTGTTGAAGACCAAGAGCCGTTTTTTCAATTAGGAAACTTACCTGTTTACAAATTAAAGACTACACGTTGGGAATATTCTTCAGAAAAACTTAACACAGGTGTTGCTGATATTGATAGTGCTGAAACACAATACTCATTAGATCAATTATCGTATCAAGTTAGTTTAGAAAACGAAGATGGTGCTTTACTATTAGAAAATGATTCAGTAAGTGGTGTTAGTAATTACTTTATCAATGAAGATTACGATTTACAAACTCAATCAACCTATGCTGATAATAATGATTTAGATAGTGAGGCCGGTTTTGATACAGCTTCTACAGCAGATGATATATTAGACTTTACTGAATCTAATCCGTTCGGTGATCCTAACAATGGAGTATTTTAATGTTTGGTAATTACTACTACAATGAGTCAATGAGGAA